GCTGATGGTCGTGGCGAGCGTGGCGTAGCGCGGCGGCAGGTTGTTGGTCGCCGCGGCGGCGGTGGCGCCGACGGCGGTGAGGATGGTGACCCAGAACTCGGTGGTCTGCCACCCGGGCTTCGCGGGTGCGGCTTTCACGGGGACTATGGACACGGCGGGTTCCTCCTTGTAGAGGGCTTTGCGCAGCTGCGCGCGTTGGCGGCGGCTGAGCGTCGAGTGGATGTGGATGTTGATGGGAGGCTCTGTCATGGCTTGAACTTGGGGATGACGTGGACGCCGGCGAGGCCTGTGTGAGATCGTCGACGGGCGAGCGGGTGTCGGTGTTCCCACAGGCCGGGATGCTTCGTCTTCACGACCTGCGCGTCGCCGAACACGTCGGTGTAATGCACCTCGTAGTGGTCGGGCTTGGCCCACTTCTTCGCCTTCTTCGCCGGGGTGGGTACGAGCATCACGGCGACGGGTTCGAGGAAGACACTTGCATCCGTGTTACCGCTGATCCCGGCGATGTGGGCGACGCTCGTGTATTGGTGTGCGGATGCACCCTGGTCGCCGCCCTGGAGTGGGTGGCGCGTGCCGTCGTTCGGGCCGTACTCGGCGCGCCACCATGGGCAAGCCTTGATCGATGCGCTGGCGGAGCGGAGCGCGGGGATCGTGCTCGTGTTCCCGTAGAGGACGGGCCAATAGCCGAGCTCGGTTTTCAGGTGCGACACGAACGCGGCGGTCCATGCCTCGTCTTCGCCGGATTCGAGGTCGAGGCATGGCCGCAGCTGTCCCGCGCGGGGGTGGCCGACGACGCTGAGGAAGTGGTTTGCTTCGGCTATGGGGTCGCCGTGTTCAGCGAAGTGGTAGCCGCCTGCGACGATGCCGGCGGCGTGTGCTTCGGCGCGGCGCGTCAGGAATGTCGAGTCGACGAAGTCTGTGCCGTCGGTCGCTTTGAAGTAGGCGTGTGTGACGCCCGCGTTTTTGGCGGCGGCGTAGTTGTCGGCGCCGTTGTTGTTGCTCCGGTCGATCAGTAGCGGCATGCTGCTGCTCCTCTCGAGCTAGCCCTCAGAGGGGGTTTGGGTAGGATTTCTGCGGGGTCGTCGCCCTAGCCGGCGGCGGCCCTACGAGTCAGGGGTGAATGGGACCGTGATCGTCGTTGGGACTGTCACAGTCGTCGTGGCTTGGGGGAGAGTGATGGTTGTCGTCGGCCCCGTCACGGTCGTCGTAGGGCCGGGCACGTCCACGGGCACCGTCACGGTGACCGGGATGGGAGACACGCCGACTATGGCGCTCGTCACGCCGAAGACGGGGCGCGGCTCGCGGATGGTGACGCGGTGCGCAGGCACGACGATCCGCCGATGCGTCGTCTTCGAGCGGAACACGACGCGCGGCACCTGGACGATGAGGATGTGGTCGACGCGGCGGATCACTCGACCGCGAACGTGGACGGTCACGAGCCTCGTCCTGTGCAGGACGGTGGTGTGGCGGATGGTACGGGTGAGCGCGTCGACGCTGTGATGAGTGCCGAGATTGGCGACGGCCTGGGATAGGCCATGCCCGGCGTAGATCATCGACGCGGCGAAGATCACGAAGCCGACCCGGCGAGCGTGAAGATACCAGTGATAGAAGCGTGTGATCATGGAGGGCACGGGCCGATCACTTTGAGCGCCCGGATCGTGCGTTTCTGGCCGGTGATGCTGTTCTGGATCGTCTTCGCGGGCAGGCCGGGGATGCCCTGCGGGTGTTGCTTGAGGAACGCTTCGCTGTTCTCTATGCGAGTCTCGATGTCGTCGCGGAGTCGGCACACGCCGGTGTGCGTGCGCACGCCGAGCCTGACCGCTTTCTGGACCTGTCGGACGAGTTCCGTGTTCGCCTTCGCGAGCTTCGCCGCCTTTGCCGCAACGGCACGATTGTCATGCGACGTGTTCTGGTTGGCGTGGTAGAGGTAGAACACGACAACGAGGAGGATGAGATACCCGATGACGCCGCGGTGCCGCACCCAGAACCGGTGAGTCACGAGCCTCCTAGGCAGGCTAACTTCCCCCTTTCTGGATGATCGGGACGAGGCCGATCATCGCGCCGGCCGCAGCGACGATTAGCGGGTCGGCGGGGCGGCCGCTGAGGCTGCCAGCGGTTTCGGCGATGAGCATCGCGACGCCGAGGATGAGCAGCACGCCGTCGCGGCTTTTCGCGACCCACCCACGCTGGTCGTCTTGTTGCGCCCCCTGCCCTGGGTCCTTGGTCATTCATCGACCCTGCCTACGGTCATGTCCCGTCGCTGATCCATTGGGCGCCGAACTGGATCACAGGGGCCTGCCCCGTAAACGACGTTAACCCGCTCGTCGTAATATTCAGCGTGCCTCCAGACGACTGAAGCACTCCGCACTGGACATTCGAACCTGCGGCGAACAGGTTTTGAAACGAGGCCACCAATGATGAGTTGACAGCAGCCGACGGCGCCCCATCGTAAGCAGAAGCGAACTCGCTACCCGCGCCCTGGTAAAGAGCCATCCGCCTCAACCCCGTCGCGCTCGGCGCGAACTGGACGGTAGCCGATACAAGATATACGCCGGCGGTGTTGAAGGTGATAAGCGACGAGCTCCCGACCGGGTCGTGCATCGTGTCTGTGTCATAGATATCAGTCGCGTTGAAGCCGACGCCCGTTAGTGATCCTGCCCCGATCGACTGGTTGGTTGTCCTCTGCGCCAGACAGCCAGGCGGCGAATGGAGAAAGCCCGTGTTGTCGCGTACGTTCGTGTTCATCTGCGCGGCTGTGAGGACGTTGCCTGTGGTGAAGGTGGCCGGTGTCGTCCACGCCATCAGGCAGGCTCCGCGGCGAGGCCGTGCTCGATATTCTCGGCGAGGAGATGGTCGATGGGCTCGCCGATGTTCCAGTTCTGGTTCACGATCCTCCGTGGTCGGAGCAGGTTCTCGATCTCGACGCGGCGGCTAGGCCAGAGCAGCGTGTAACCCGCGCCGCACTCCAAGCATCGCCACCGCTTCTGTTCAGGCTGTACCTGCGACGCGCTGCGACACTCACATTCAGCGATCCACCGGCCACGATTCGCGTACACCCTCGAGATATTCAAAATCCGAGCACTCCCGTGCCGAGCTTCCCCAGCGTCGCGTCGTTCAGCTTGAGCCAGTTTTGGGTGAGGGTGATGAAGCGGGGGGTGAGGCCGAGCGTCGTCTCCCACTGCGTCCCGTCGAAGCTGTGGTCGATCCGTTCGATGAACGAGTCTTGGCTGATCACGTTCCCCGACGGTGGGCGGCGTTTGACGGTGCACGTGTCGACGCCGAAGTCGTCGAGCTGCATGATCGGCGTCCACGACGCGAGGCTCGTGTAGACGGGGCGGAGCGTGACCTGGTCGATGCGCAGCCGCGCGTCTTTCTGCTGCAGCACTGAGAAGGTGGCGAGGTCGTCGCCCTCGGTCGGCGTCGCCATCAAGTTCGACACCGAGTTGTACCGCGGCCCATATTGGCCGATACTCGCCGCGTCGCTATAGGTGTGGTTTGACCCGTCGACGGTGGTGACGGTCATCCCGTTCACGAGCAGCGAGTCATCCATCACCGGAGCGATGTCGCCCTCGTATTCGATCTCTGACCCGCCGCCGTCACCGGCGGTGATCGTCGTCGCACCAGTCTGGTTCGGCCGCTTATACCGGTTCCAGAACTTGATCTTGCCCTGGCCGCTGACGAAGAGGAGGCCCGACTCGGTGTCTTCGGCGGCCGCTTGCATGACCTGGAGCGCGTTCGCGGTCTGTCCGGGATTCGTCGGATCATCTGTGGGCGGTTGGACGAGGCTGAATCCTGTATCGCCCGTGACCCACCCATTCGAGAAACCACAGTCGCTCAAGATGTCTTTGAGGACGGTGTCGGCGGTGGCAGGCGTGTAGGAGGTGCGCAGCGACCAGTTTTGAAGACCGAGGGGCGAGAACAGGTCGGTCGCGGTGATCACCATCCGCTCGCCGCCAGTCCAGTCATACGCCGGCTGCAGCGACGTGATATACCCGCTGTAGAGCCACGTCGCGGCGGTGTTCGCGTAGATGCTGACGTGGTTGCCGACGCCGAGATGTGGGTAGAACGGGCTGCTCGTGTAGGTCGGATCGAAACGGCCGTCCCGGTTGTCGAGTTCGATCGTCAGGCTGCCAGCATCGAAATGGGATTGGGCGTTCGACCGGCCGCGATGCGTCTGGAAGCTGAGCAACTGCGCGTCGATGCGGGGGAGCGTCGTCGATCCCGTGTTCGCGAGATCCGTCGCGCTGAGCGGCGCCGACGTGACGTCGAGGTACACCTGGATATCCGGCCACACCGCGTCGCTCACGGCCGCAATCCGCTCGCCGTCTTGAAAGCGTTTGGCCCCTGATGCCGGAGCGCGTCGATGACCGCGCGGCGCACCACACGCTGCACCTGTTGTTCGGTGCCGGTCAGGACACCATCGATGTTCACGACGATCGTCGGCCCCCACCCGCCACCAGCCTTATGGGTCGGCAGGATCGTTTCGCCGCCCGCCGCCATGATCGGCCTATGCACGCCACGCGGGCCGGGCACTATGCCGCCCTGGTCATACCAGTTGTATCGCTGTTCATGTGCCCACGCACCAGCCGGCGAGCCGTACCGACCCTTGATGTAG